TTAATCAAATATGTTCATAGCTTGATGTTTTTTATCAGTATATAAATGAGAGTACGTTTGAATTGTTTCTGTAATGTTAGAGTGCCTCATTAATTCCATTAATAAATACATATCTACACCATTATTAATTAAATAGCTTGCGTACGAGTGTCTTAAATGGTGTATTTTTAGATTCGGGAATACAGATTTAAAATGATACGAATAGGTAACGTATCTAATAGGTTCTAACCCCCCGAATATAAAATAGTTTTCGTCAAAATATTTATATCTTTTAGAAGATTCATTATACATGTTTTTAAGCATCTCTCTAATTAATTTTGGTACAGGTATTATCCCTTTAGAATTTTCTTTTTTTAGATTATATTCAATTTCTCTATTACTTAAATTGATTTTCTTATTTACGTCAATTTCGCCTTTTATTTTATCGTAATCTTTCCACTGCAAAGCTAAAGCTTCGCCTATTCTAAGACCAGAATAAAATAACAGTTTAGTTAGCTGACGAGAAGTATCGTTTGTGATTTGTTCTACTTTTTCATCAAATTCTTCACGAGTGATAAATTTAGCTTGTGGTTTTGTTCTGGGAATAGGAGTTACCGATAATGTGGGGTCGTATAAGAGCTTGTAATGCTTTTTGGCGTAATTGATAACTGCTTTAAAACCTGCCCACACAGATCGTGCATAGCCAACAGAAAGACCTGCATCGTTTAACAAATAATTCCTGAAAGCAGTACATTGCGTAGTAGTGATTTTGCCAATAGGGATATTTCCGAACCTTTCTTTTATGTGAGTATTATATTCTGTAGTTCGCTTTTCTATTGAGCGTGCAGAAAGATTTTCATTTTTTAAACGATTAAAAAATATATATTCAAAGGGTTGATTGTCCGAGTATCCATATTTAACATTTTGTATAAATTCGCTTTCGGCTAGTTTGGCATCTTTCTTACGTTCAAACCCACGCTTCATTTTTCGTTTGTTATTACCGTATACATCTTTATATCTAATGGAAAAATACCATTTACCTGTATTATCATCCTTATATACTGGCATTTTGCTTCTCCCTCCTCAAAATTGGCAAAAAATAATAAGGGTAGGCGTGCTACCCGTGAAAATTGTATAAAAAAAGAGAGAGCGCAGATGCACCCTCTCATGTCGCAAATATTTCAGCGACTTGTCTAATTTGAAGCTTGCCGCAAATATTTCAGCGGCTTGTTTTGTATATATGTAATATACCATCAAAGAGAGTGTAGTTCAAGCGATTTAACTAAGAAATCTAATTTTTATACTATTTTCAATTTTATCTACTGTTTCTTTTGAATATGATATTTCTCCGGCAGGGTCATACCTATTAATTTTCGATATTCTATCCTTGCTGATTGTAGTGATATTTAAAACGTTAGCATAGGTCTTTTTATACTTGAATCGCTCATATCTTTTGCGAACCTTCGAATATTTTTTGAAGTCGTCATTCAGCGATTTGTTTTCATCAAGTAATTTTTGATCGTATGGGTTTTCTGCTTTTGACACCTTTTCAAGATTGTTCATGATTTTTTTAGCTAAATCCTTACCCGTTACGTCCATTTTTTCCAATACTAAAGGTAACAAATCTTCTTCGATATGCACATTGAATTTACTTCTGGAAGATGTAAGTGGAACTACCGTTAATATTGGATTTTTATTTGAATCGTGATTATTAAGTACCATACAAAAATGGTTTCCAGAAAACTCTCTGCCAACATTAACACCTAACTTTACATAAATTATAGTGCCTTTTTTATATCTGGTGTAACTTTTGTTTTCTTTTAACAATCTAACTTCATCCAATAAAAACTCTGAATATTCAAGACACCATGAATTCATATATTTAAATTTGTAAATCTCGCTATTTTGAATCTTTTTAAAATTATTAACTGCTGTTTCTAAAGGTGCGTTCTCTTCCATCCCTCATCCTCCTCACGCCATATAGGCGTTATTAATCAATGTGATGCAATTTAAAAACTCTCAACGGCTCAAATGTAATTGAGTATAATAAAAGGGTACTAGGTACCCCTTGAAATTATTTATCTAAATTATCTACTGCATAACGTGCCTGTTCTTCTGTGAATCCTTCAACACTTGAAGTAAGTTGATTGTAAATGGCATCATTAGACATGTTTTGTGTTTTTGCATAATCTTTAGCTTTTGCTAAAGCGTTCTTTTTATAGTCTGCTTTCAAATTATCAACAGCATATTTAGCGTCAGCTTCTTTAAAACCATCAGCTTCAGATATTAATTGATTATAAATGCCATCTTTAGACATATGCATCACACTAGAATATGTTTTAGCTTTGTTTAAAGCAGATTTTTGCTCACGTGTAGCATTTTTATCAATTTTAGTTTCTGAATTACTATCACTTCCGCCATTATTTACATCGTTTACTAAAGCGCCAGTGCAAGCAGAAATTCCTATTATAATTAATATTAATAAGACTAGACAGCCACCACAGCCAAATAACCAACCTTTTTTGCGCTTTTTCTTCTTTTCCTCATCTTGTTGCTTTTGATACTCTTGAAATTGCTCCCATTGTTGCCTATGTTGTTCTTGTGAGTTCTTTTCTTCCATCGTTCTTTCTCCTTTAATGAATATTATATATTAAAATGCCAATACGACATTTAATAAAATAGTTTTTGACTTGCTACAACTCTGCCTACAATCTTGACCTCGTCATCTTTTCCATACACTTGTGGATAGTGACTAGGATTATTTGACTCAGGAATTAAAATAATTTGATCGTTATTGTAACGTATTCTTTTGACAGTACCGTTGTAACCATTGACTAGTACAACACCTAGTTGACCATTCTCAACAGTCGAATCCTTTTCAACAACTACAACGTCTCCGTCTTGAAAGAGTTTGTCCATACTATCTCCAGACACTTTCAAACCGAACTCTTCTTTATTAGAATTCAAATTTTTAGTAGCAAAGTATATGTAGTCGATTAAATTTTCTTCTGTGTAAATAGGCATTCCTGCAGATATCTGCGATACAACCGGTATCTTTTTAACTGGTAGTGTGTCGAGTTGTACTATTTTGTTAGGTGATTCAACAAGTGATGATTTTTCTACTCCGAAGTATTTGGCTAACATTTCAATTTTGTCTATTCTTGGGTATGTTTTTGCGTTAATCCAATCTGACAAAGTTGTATAACTTATTTTTAAATCTCTAGATAATTTATTTCTATCAACATTGTTTTCTTTCATGAGGCGAGAAATATTTTTTGCCATAATTTCTTTGTTGCCTAACATTATAATTTCAATCCCTTCATCTAATATTACAATATCATTGTACGGCTTAATCGTAAAATATACAAGAGAAAAAATAAAATTACGGTTTAAGTGTTGACATTACGTTTAAACCGTAATATACTTAAGTCAGTTCTTAAGTAAGGAGGTACTACAATGACGCAAATCATCGTTAAAAAAGAACCGGTAACATTAAAGACACTGAGAGCTAAATATGATTTGACTCAAGCTAAAGCTGGCGCTAAAGTTGGTGTGTCTTCTGATGTGTGGCATAACTGGGAGAAAGGGAAAACTTTCCCTAATGTTCCTCAGTTAAAAAAGATAGAAGAAGAATTTGATATATCTTATGATGACATTATTTTTTTGATCAAAAATAACGGTTAAACCGTAATAGGAGGAATGCCAAGTGCAAGCATTACAAAGATTTCAAAATTCGCAATTTGGAGATTTAGAAATTTTAACTATTGAAGGTAAGCAATGGTTTCCGGCAATCAACGTCGCTGAAACATTAGGTTATACAAACCCGAGAAAAGCAATTAGAGACCATGCTAAAGAACGTGGGGTAACGATTCGTTCCGTCATCGATTCACTCGGAAGAAATCAAAATAAAAAGTTCATAGACGAAGGTAACTTATACAGATTAATCTCACGTTCGAAATTACCACAAGCAGAACAATTTGAAGAATGGGTGTTTGATGACGTCTTACCCGCTATTCGCAAACATGGTATCTACGCAACAGACAATGTAATTGAACAAACATTAAAAGATCCAGACTACATCATTACAGTGTTGACTGAGTATAAGAAAGAAAAAGAGCAAAACTTACTTTTACAACAAGAAATTGGAGAGCTAAAACCCAAAGCAGATTATGTTGATGAAATCTTAAAATCAACTGGCACATTAGCCACAACTCAAATCGCGGCAGACTACGGTATATCAGCACAAAAGTTAAACAAACTACTACACGAAGCTAGATTACAACGAAAAGTAAATAAACAGTGGGTGCTTTACTCAGAACACATGGGCAAGAGTTACACAGAATCAGACACTATAGCAATTGTACGCTCTGATGGCAGAGAAGACACAGTTTTACAAACTAGATGGACACAAAAAGGCAGATTGAAAATACATGAAATCATGACTGAATTCGGTTATGAAGCTGATTTAGGGGGAGCGTAAATGACACCAGAACAAAAAGAAAAGCTAAACAATATAGTATTAACACTTTATGCAGTTAAAGAAAACAAAAGTCAAACATACACACACAAAGATACTCTTACTGTGACATATGCAGGCGAGATTGAGCACACTTACGAAGTCGACAGAGAGAAACACCTTGAATCAATGATTGAGTGGGCAATTGACCAAATCGAACAGCACTTTGATTTAGACGAAGAAGAATAACACACAATTGAACAAACAACTTAATAGGAGGAATTATCAATGAACACACTATACAAAACAACCCTCCTCATCACAATGGCAGTTGTGACGTGGAAGGTTGTAAAGATTGAGAAAAACACAAGATTTAAACTTAGAAATTTTGATTATCCAAAAATTAATAATGCTCAGAGCAAATCATTGTTGGATATTGCTAGTCACGATTTAAAAGATATTTAACTGTATTCAAAATTTTCATATCTTGTTGAGCTTTTAAGCTTTCGTATAAAGCTATTGAATAAATAATTTCGTAAGATACGTTTTCAGGAGCATCTTCTTTCAACTTATTTATTCTATCTCTAAAAAAGTCACTGTCACCACCGAATTCTTTTTCGGCTTGATTACTAAGTTCACCAAAGAAATTTTGAAAATCATTAAATTCCATACTTATCACCTCCTTTCACTAGGAGATAACTAAATTATACACGAAAGGAATGGTAGAAGTGCCACCACACATTCAACAAATGTTATACGAAATCCAGTTAAAAGCTGGTATACCTCAAAAATTAATGGAAATGCAAGGTTTGATAAACGATGAAACAACCAAAGAGGAGAAAAAAGAAAATGAGTGACACATATAAAAGCTATCTATTAGCAGTATTATGCTTCACAGTCTTAGCAATTGTACTCATGCCGTTTCTATACTTCACTACAGCGTGGTCAATTGCAGGATTCGCAAGTATAGGGACATTCATATTTTATAAAGAATACTTTTATGGGGTGGATGATTAAATGACTTGGTTTGAAGAATACGTTAAACCTAGTGTGGAATGGGAAAGAAAGGCAGAACAAGCTGTTTTAAGTGATGATGAAGTTAAAACGATCACTGAATATAGAAAGAAGTACAACAACCCGCATATTTACATGTCGGCTCAGAACAGAAATTATCTTGTTGAATATTTAGATAGACATACTGGAGACATAGTATTACACAATTTAAAACTTAAGAAATCATCCAGAAGAAGAGTGCATCAATATTTAATGGTCGGCCAAATAGTAGTGCCGGGCGAACCAAAAGGCACAATTTATGAAGCATCTCTGATAATAAGATAAAAAAACTGCTACTTGCGCCAACAAGTAACAGAGACAAACGATTAGCAAAATTAATTCACGTTCAATATAAAACGAAAAACGGAGGAAGTCAAGATGTATTACGAAATAGGCGATGTATGTCAGAAGGTAATTAATGTAGACGGATTTGATTTTAAATTAGCAGTTAAGAAGAAGGACCACAGCATTCTGGTGAATATCTTAGATTTAGAAGATAAGTTTATCGACGGCATAAACATAACTAATGAGAACGATCTATACACAGCATTAGACATATTAAATCAATCTATTTACGAATGGATTGAAGAAAACGCAGATGATTATGACAGACTAATTAACTTAGTCATGAAATGGTAG